AGTAATTATCCAATAGAACGTAGACAATTTGAGTCGTATAGCGTTGGGTGGAATTGAGTTTTGAATTTTCTTTAAAACCACTCTATAAAAAATCAGATGTGAATTGATTTTGTTTTCAAATTAACCCAAAATAACTATGCTAGAAATCGTAAACAATAGAATTTTTGTTGATGGAGTAGAAACTAATAATCCGGAACTTATCGGATGGGCGTTAATAGATTTCGCTCAAAGCCAAGAGAAAGATGGAATGAAGCTCGTTTTCAAAGATCAAGATGTTTTTGTTGAATCATTGATAACTCAATTTTAATGAACTTCATAAGCGCAATAAAAAGAAAGTTATTCATTCGTTTTCAATACCTAATCAGAAAGCGAAATCAGAAAAAGCTGGTTGAATCCATCATCAAAAAACACAACCTAAAGGATCCTATAGAGCAGCAGAAAATTATTGATCAGTTTGTAGTTATGCAAAAAAACAAACGTGCTTTTGGGCGTAAAACTCAAGAAACAATCAGGGATAAAGTTAGGTTCATGATTCATTATAAATTAATAAAAGTCGTGTAATGGAAAGCGAAAGAGGGATTATTATAATTGGCCATTGTAGAGCCGGAAAGCACGCAATGATTAGCCAAGCTATAAAAGCAAGATGTGTATTAATTGGAGCTGATTTTCCGCAAATGGAATCAGATGTTCGTAGTTTGAAAATGTCTTTTGAAGGTGAAGTAAAATCATCTAAAGAAGCTATTGAAGAATTAAAACAAGCGCTTCAAAGAGTTAGTTTGACATTCAATGGCTCAAAAATGTATATCGATGAAGCAAAAGAAATGTTTGAACAAATGAAGCAAACCGTTATTTACGAAAAACCTAAAAGCAAATTCATTTCAAGGCCAAGACATAATTTTAAAATACGATAATAATTTGCTCACAGATGCTGAAATACTGGAATTAGAAACTCTTTTGAAAGAAAGAGATATCGACATTTTACGTAATAAGCTAAATGCAGAAGATGAAGAGCAAAACCCAAACTTCAAGCTGCTTCAAAAATCAATCATAGACCAAAAATATGATTTTGTAGATGGCAAGATAGAGTTAGTTTCAGGGTATCGTGGTGCTGGATTAGAAGGTTCTTCCCGTTCCGGCAAAACATGGTCCGGAGTTGATATTATTATTTGGCTTTGTCTTTTTTATGAGCCTAATGGATGTACAATCAACATTTACCGTGAAACCTATAACGAATTCAAAACAACTTTATACGATGATTTCAAGCGTAGGTTAGATGATTTCGGACTTCCTAATAAATTCCATGATGCCGAAGAAATAAAAAGCTTCAAGATTGGAAAGTCAAAAATATATTTCATTGGTGATGGTAAACACGGGGGAGGATGTGATTACGCATTCTTTAATGAGGTCATGTTTATCAAGAAGTCAGTTTTTGACCAGGTTAAAATGCGTTGCCGTAAATTTTGGTGGGCGGATTACAATCCATCATTCACGGATCATTGGTTTTTTGATAACGTATTAACGCGTCCAGACGTAGCATTTATCAGAACTACATTTCACGATAACAAGTTCATTTCTCCACAGGAAAAGCACGAAATAATCATCACAGAACCATGGAAGCCCGGCTCTTATATTGTAAAAGATAATGTGATAATGTGTTACTGCAAAGAGACTGGAAAAGTAGAGCCAATAAGTAAAACCAATCAGCCACCACCGCATCCAACAAACATAACTAACGGAACCGCTGATGAAGATTACTGGAAAATTTACGGTTTAGGACTTCGTGGAGCGATGAAAGGATTGATATTCCCGAACGTGTTTTGGCTGGATAAGTTCCCAGAAGACAAGGCAGTTATATTTCCGAATGACTTTGGTTTTACAACAGATCCAAACACGCTTGTAAAATATGCAGAAGATGAATATAACATTTGGATTGAGCCACTGTCTTATGAGCCAATAGAAACACCTCAAGCATTGGCAGGATTGCTTGAAAGCTTAGGAATTGATAAGGCAAAAGATATTATTCCTTGTGATTCAGCAGATAAATATACCGGAGAAAACAAAGGTACCGTAGAAATGGTCCGTGGATTAAAGAGTGAAGGTTTTGTTCACGCTTACAAAATTAGCAAAACAAAATCAGTGATGTTCTGGCTTACTTCAATGAAGAAAAAGAAGATCCACATCATCAAAAATCATCTATATAAAGAAGCGCTAAAAGAGCAGCAAAATTATAAAATGAAAGAGATTGCTGGAATATCAATCAATCAGCCTATCGACAAATGGAATCACATTTGGGATGCAGCACGTTACGGACACATCGCTCACAACGGACAAGGAGTAACCGTTTACAAAATGACAGCAGAAGAAAGCAGAAAATTAAACTATTAATATTTATTGAAATGGAAATAAAAAAATTAAGCGTGGGTAATTTAATATGGGATTTTGACCAAAACACTTTTTATCCAGTTGAGGAAATAAAGGAAAATAGCCAAGGAAACTTATCAGTAATTTATAGAAACGGAAGTATTATGAGCATTGATCCTGAACCAATCCCACTAAGTCAAGAATGGTTGTTAAAGTTTGGATATGCTATTCAGCCTTGGGGATATGTAAAAGAAGAAAGACCATTGATTAGATTTTCACTTACACCAAATGAGAAATATTGGATTGAACTTGGAAATGGATTTAGAATTGATTTGCCTTACGTTCATACACTTCAGAATTTTATTCAACTAATCGAAAAAGAACTAAACTATTAAATAAATTACCATGGAAGACATCATAGCATTATTAAAAACAGATCCGGAAAAAGCAATTGCCAATATCAAGGCGCAAAGCATAAAGAAAGCATCTGACATCGAAAATTACGTCAAAGAGTACAAAGACTTTGACAGAAACCAGCGTGACGGACAGCTTGAAAAGATTCAATTAGATAAAACTCTTGATGCTGGAAAAGTATCTAAAATGGTTAAAATCTACATTAACCACGCTCAAAACATCGTAGAAACGATGGCGGCTTTCGTAATTGGAAAACCAATTACATTAATTCCATCAGAAGAAAGTGATTTAGCTAAGTTGGTGAAACAAATATGGAGAATCAATCGTATAGATTCTAAGCTTCTTGAAGCTACAATTATCAAGTTTTCGCAAACACAAGTAGCTATGCAATTCTATATTGTAGATGCTGGAGAAACTTCGCTATTGAATAAAGTGTTGGAGTTTATGAAATTTAAAAAACAAGCCAAAGAAATAAAAGCTAAAGTTTTGGATAATACTAAAGGAACAATGACACCTTATTTTGATGCTTCGGGGGATATGTTGCTGTTTATGTGGGAATACAAAAACAAGGAAGGTGACAAAGAAGTGAATAATGTTCAGATTTGGGATGCTACTAATATGATTCACCTCAAAGATTCAGTAGAGTTTGCAAATCTTGCTCATGGATTTGATAGAATTCCGGTAGTTTATGATAATCAGGACGAACCTCTTTGGTACACGGTAAAATCTCCAATCGATAGACATGAAGTAGCTTTATCTAAATTAGGTGATTCTAATGATTATTCCGGACATCCAATTTTAGTAACTGAAGGAGAAGTAGAAAATATGCCATTAAAAACAGAAAGTGGAAAACACTTCAATATCCCTATTAAGTTAGGGGGTGATGATGGGAAGACAGTGATCAAAGGAGGCGTGAGTTTCCTTGAAGCTACAACGGCTCCGGAAAGCAATAAACTTGAACTAGACAAGCTAGAAGACACAATAGCTTATGGTTCTGGAGTTCCCAATTTATCATTGGAGAAACTAAAGTCTTTGGGTAATGTGGCTGAAAAAACAGTGAAGCTAATGTTTATAGCCACCGATATAAAAGCTGCATTAAAGCAATCTTCAACTAGAACTTTTATAGAAAGATGTTTGAACATAATTATATCTGGAGTAACTAAAACAACCAATAAAGGCATGGCCACTGAAGGAAAAGCATTGTATTATGATATTCAATTCAATTCCATATTACCATCTGATATTGCAGAAACTGTAACTTATCTATCAAATGCCGTTTCCGGTAAATTCGTTAGCCAAAAAACAGCGATTGGATTAATTGATTTGGTGGATGACCATGAAGCGGAAATAGCTCAAATAGCTTTAGAAAATAAAATAGTTGAGGTTGTTCCTCCAGTAGTTTAATTATGGAAATAGAATATATAAAAGCAAACGATGTTTACTATCGCCCACAGGAAGTAGGCGTTCAACATCCGGAAAAAGTACCAGGCTGTTTTTATGCAGTATGTAATATTAA